GCGTAAAAGGATTAGAAATGTTCTGATACATATCTAAACCCTTGATAGCCGCGCCAAAGGTATCAGATTCGGCTTTACGAATCGCCTCGTCCAGCGCCGGATCTTGGCGTTTTCTGAACTCGTCTTTCAAATCGTATGGCAACCTTGCTGCATTGTAGGTGCTTTCTGCCACACGTTTGCCCTCCTTGTCTAATTTTGCAGCCTCCTCCCACATATTTTTTGCCATAAAATTACATTTTAGTCCCAGCCAAAGAATATGGGCTAGATTGCTGATAATAATTATTAACGTTGCCGTAGTATCTATTGGCTCTTTGTTGCTTATACCATAACTGCCCCTCTTGGATCGCGGCTTTCATAGAGCCAACTATTTCGCCCTCCTGATTTTGTCCGGCTGACTGGTAGCCTCCGGCAGTAATCGCGTCTGTGCCAACTTTCCTCTCTGTTCCTCTGACTGTATCTTGGACGTTCTTGTTATGGTCGGTGGTAATTTCGCCCTCTACGCTATCTCTTTCGCTGCCTATCGCCCCGCCTTGTGTTGCGAGTGAAAATCTTGCTCGGCGCAAATTCCGGTCATAATTAGTGTTCTCGGATTCCGACCAAGCGTTGAGATCCTCTAATTCGTTGGAAATTTGCTGCTCAAAATACGGCTTATAGAGAGCCTCCGACTGGGCATAATCCTCTGCCATAAGTTCAGGAGTGTAGGTGGTTTCAAAATCAGGCTTCACTTCTTGCTGTGCCGGAGTTGAGCCTAATATGCTTTTGAGTATTCCCTTGTAGTCCTTGTCGGCAGTTTCGGAGTTTGCTCCGGTTTTCTTTTTGCCTTTGCTGTCGTAGTCCTCTTTCGCACCGCCACCCATACGCGCGGCATACTCGCGTTTGGATTCTCCCTTTTTCCGTTTGCTGAAATCTAATCCCATAAGTTTATTATAAATTATTTATTCGGTTTTAACAGGCTTGGTTATCGCGGCGATAACTGGCTTCTGCAAGGCTTGTGCAATTTTGTGCATTGGAATCAGGTTTTTTACACCGCCGGACTTTAGGCATACGTCCACCATTTGCCAAAGTAGGCTGACTTCCTCTTTGGTAAATTCAAAATGAGTGGTTTCCTCTTTTTTGTTTTCCATAAATTTAATTATTTCCAGCCTGATTCGCTGCTTATATTAGTTACTAATCCGTCTTTTACGGTTATTTCCCTCCACTTTCCCTCAAATGATCCACCACTTATTCTGCCAGCCGTAACAAATCCATAGCTAGAATAATTGCCACCGTCCGATCCGTCGCTGGATTCAAATGTTCCTCCGCATTGGATATTTCCAGAACTTGATATTTTTCCAGTTACACCAAGCGTTCCGCCTATGGTGGAGCTTCCAGTAACATAAATGTCATCACCAACATACACGTCAGCAGCAAAAATTCCGTCGCCAGCGTCGTCCACCACAAATTTAGCTGTTCCGTTATTTAAAACCTGAAATGCGCCAGTCCCCCCTCCGTCATTGTATTCAAGGGTTAGTGTTTCTTTGGAAATAATAAACAATGGATCTCCGTCTAGCGAAACACCGGAAATATAATATCCTAAACTGCCCTTTGACGTTGCGCCGTCATAGAATTTCATATCATTAGTATCTATCACTACCCGATACCCACTTGCGGCTGTTTGGAGTGTTGCTCCGGTTATTGTGCCACCACTAATATCTCTCCCAGTAATTGTGCCGGCGGTAATATCGTCAGCATTGAGCGTTCCCCGAACTGTCAAGTTTGTGCCGTCCCAGTTCAAGTATTTTGTCGCGCTTCCGATATAAAATTTAGGTTTATTGCTGTCAGAATCGTCCATACCAAGAATAAACCCAGTTTCCGTGTTATCAAAAGCAGTTTTACCCGCCATTATCGCTACGTCGCCCTGTCCGTCAGAAACCGCTAGAGTAATAAGTTTAGAGGTAATCGTTCCGGCAATTATTTTATCGGCTGTCAAAGTGCCTACTTTCTGATCAGAAACAGAGCCGTCTTGGAGTAATTCACCGATATTTGCCATATCATAACTGCCCTCCAAAACGTTGTCCGTGCGAATAAGGTTTTCATTAAATCCTGATTCTAAATAACTTGGCATTATTTTGCGTCGTCTAACAAATTACATTTATCCAATATATAACCCTCAATTCTTGGCGGCGTATCAACGTAGCTTTCGCTCACGCCCAGCCACAACTCTTTTGCGGTAATTTTTTCATTTATTAAGCCTTGCGAATTTTCCAGTTGTTCTTTTCCAGTCATAGAATCATAACTATCGCCCGCCAAAACGTCAGACTGGTATTTGCCCAAAACATAAATCTGATTAAACTCCTTGTATTTTTCGGGATAGCCGTAGTTTTCCGGCATAAATATTAGTTCAAAGTTTATCGGAGTAGTCGTTGTGTCGTCTATATCTGCATAGTTGAGGTTTATCCTAACAATCTTTCCGGCGGCTGTTCCGAAATAAGTCAGTCCGGAGGTTTCATCATAAAACCAAGAGCGGGCGTTCCAATTGGTAAAAGCCGTCCAAGTTTCCGCATATACATTATAAACCAAAACCATATCCGTATAGGTTTTTCCGTAATCGTGTTCTAGCGGATCAGCAATAGTAACATCGCCTATCCAAAAATACACGTGTTCCAAATCTCGTCCGGCGGCGACTTGCGACCAATTAGCGCTGCTCATACCGTCCAAATACTTCTGCATAGACCTTGAAATCATTACCGGCTCACCTACGCCCATTTTATAAATGCCTGTCGGATGGTGAAAATACAAATCGTTTAGGATCACAACCGACTTCCCGCTATGCGTTCCGACGGTAATTACCGCCTCCGGCTCATTTGAACCGTCATAGCGGTATATGGATTCCTCTTTTAAAATAACCAGTCTGCCTCTGTGCCTTTTGAGCATTTTGGCTTTTTGTCCGTCATTGGGGTTAATACCCCTGTAAAGCCACGTTGTTGTGGTAAAATCAGTTCCGGCAGAATTGATCGTATCAGAGTAGTGCAAGTAACCAGTTTCGGTCAGTAAGAATAATCTTTGCTGGAAAACTTCGGGGAACTTGCCGGCTGCCGGAGCATTGGTAATCGCTGCCCAAGACGAGCCGTCAAATCCCTTTACCGCGTCCACCCCATTTGCCGTAATTAACTTATTTATAAAATTCACTCCAAATACATCTGTTACGGTGGTCAAATCCTCTTGCGATTTCGCCCACGTTCCAGCAAAAACCGCAGAATTGACATATAGATCAACCTTTGGTGTTCCTGCTCCGTCGTCCACCGCCGCCAAATACTTTACTGTGCCGTCATTTTTTATCCATTGTAATATCGTTAAAACTCGCTGCGCGGCAACTACGGTGGACTGCACCGTGCTTCCTTTGCGTCCGGTAACTGCACCCAGTTTCGTTGAAAACTCGCCATTTAGCGCGTGGATAACCTGACTATTCAAAGACAACGGAACAACTGTGCGAGTTTGCACCCCACCGGATAAATCTCTTTTTTCTATTCTTTTAAGAGGTTGATTCATTTAGGTTATTGTTGGGAAATCTACTTGATTATTGACTGCCTCCTTATCCAGTCCGCTATCGGTTAGCGCCGGAAAATGGCTGACTTGTTTTAAGTCGTTGATTTTCATAGCCGAGATAGTCTGTAAATATCTTGATTCAAAATACCTTGATTTTTCCTTGTCAGAGGTCGCCCAAAGGTCTTGCAATACCCTGAAAGCTATCGCTATCGGTAACTGGACTTCTGTTTCGGAGGTTTCGTCAGTAAATCCGGAGGAGTTTTTATAGTAATTTATCACTATGGATTCTACTGCAGAGGGGATCGGTGTAAAATACAGGCTTCCGTTCCACTCCCAAACTGTCTGCGGTGTGCCGGTGGTCAGGACGTTCCAATTAAGATTCTTGTGGCTTTTAATGTCTATCGGCATAACTGGGTTGCCGTCATAGGTGGCATAAATAATCTGACCTAAATCAGTCGCGCCGGCTTCCGCTAGAGTGTAGGCTTGTTGGGAGGCAACTGAATTAAAGGTGGCAGTAGCTTCTCTAAAGCGCCACCTCTTAATCGCAAATATCTCGGCTTCGGCAGCGTCGCAAAGAGTATCAAATAGGGTATCGTCTAGGGGTTTTGCCCAGTTATGAGGGCTGGTCACAAACTCCCGAATCTTTATGCGTGATCCGTAAGATATTGAAGCATAACTAAACCCAGCCGAATAATCGGATTCGGCAGCCGTTGTGGAATTATAGAGGGTAAAAAACAGGTAACCGGTAGTGTTGGTAGTATCAATATAGGTTGTAAATTCGTTATCGGCGTCTATGCTGACGGTAGCCAATAAAGATTTATCCCCACCCAAAGTTTCTGCTCGGTAAAACTTGACCTGATTATAAGGAACTCTGTAAAGCGGCGTTCCTACTCCGTGCGAAAAAACCAGCGTATCGGCTTGGATAACCGTGCCGGCGGTTACCGCCGCATTAACTTTAAAAATTTCCGACTTTGGCTTTCCAACCTCCCCAAAAAACATATAGTCGTTTTGCGCTATGTCGCTGTTGTCGTCTATGGTCAAATTAACAGCCGATCCAGCCGCCGAAGCACTCTTTAAAATCGCCGCTTCTGTGGCTAAAAGCATTAACGACTGATTTGAGAATTGTAGTAACTTCATTTTATTTTGCCCTTAAAATTTATATCTTCTATTTTGCCTACCTCGCGGTTTTCCTTGTCTATTCTACCAAATAACTTAATTCCGATAATTTTTCCAACAGCTCTTAAAAAATCATTTAGCCAGAATCTCTCTGTAATGGAAATAGTATTGGATATTATCTTGTTAATAAGTTTCAACAGGTTTTCCGATACGATAATAGTTTCTGAAATAACCTTTGTTAAAAATCTACCAATAACAAAATTCTCAACAATAGATATGGTGTTGCTGATTACTTTGGAGGCTGTTTTTAATAAACTATCCGAAATACTGACAATATCACTTTTTATTTTAGAAATTTCTTTGGGGATAGTTTCGGCAATCGTTATATTGTTAGAAATAACCTTTCCTATGCTGAAAATTTTAGCTTCTGCCAAAGAAATTATATTTACGATAACTTTTCCGGCTTGTTTTAACGCCGTATCAGCCAAGGTTAGCGAATCAGTTATTGTCCGGTAAAATTCGGAAACCGTAATATAAAGCGACGAAACTATTATTGAATTGGAAATAATTCTTGCAAGTGAAATTACTCGGCTGGTGGCTATGGTTATTGTGTCAGTAACAACCCGCAAAAAAACTAAAATACTATTCATATTTTCAGAAATAGTAATGTTATTGGAAATTGTGCTGGAAAACGCCGGATTAGCGTTTTCTGCTCCATATTCACTTGTTCCGTAGGAGTTTGATCCGAACATATTATTTGTGGCAGAGTTTTGATTAAGTTATTAAGTTTTATAATTCAGCAAACATTGCGCACGAGGATATACGCTTGGCGCCAGACGATGTAAATGCCCCTGTATTATTCGTATAAAAAGTAAGTGTGCTTGTATTTGCAGTAAATAAAACTTGTCCGTCTTTGGCTTCTTCCATTCGTTTGGCGTCTTGCGCGATGTCTTGAGCTTGCAGTTCGTTTCCCTCTTTTTGGACTTGTCTTAGTCCGTGGAGAATGAATGCCAAAAACTCCAATTCAGTTTCGGATTGGTTTTGTTCGTTTCTGAATTGTATGAGTTCTTGGGGGTTCATTGGTTATGAGATTGGGTTAGATTTCGTAGCTAAAGTTAGCGTCTGCTGACTTTGAACCGCTTGCTGTCCAGTTTCCAGACGCCGCATTTGGATAATAATTGAGGTCATTGTTCCCTCCGGTATGAAAAAACATCCCAACCATCGTAAATGTACCAGAATTATCTTGAATACGGCTCGCTCCAGAAATACGCTTGCTCACGATAAATGGAAGTTGGACTGTAAAAGTAGTAGCATTACTTGTTCCGGCAGGACCAGCACAGTGAGTGAAAAAACACCGCGTTCCAATAAGTTTATAGAACATCGTATCGGAAGCTGGATTTGAAGAAAATCCAGTAAATACAGGTGTCAAACTAAGAAGTCGTGTCTCATAAATCGGTCTTTGGATAAGATTAGTGGTCGTAAGGGCAGGAATGGTCCATGTGTAACCAGCTCCAGCCGAAAGAGTGGCGGCACAACGACCGATATTGACACACACATCGGTTGCGTTTGAATTTCCGGCAAAGGCCAGGTCGGTATATTTCTCATTACTGAGAGTGCCCGAAAAATCAGACATAACGGTTGCGTGGGGAATCCTTGCGATGGTAAGTGCCACGGAATTGGAAACGGTCGAATACATCAGGTAAACAAAATAATCAATCTCTTTGGTAGCTAGTTCCGCACTTCCGGCATTGAACCAATTTATTCCCGCGCTGTGGGTTATCCCCAGGGCGGCAGTAATACTTCTTACCGTGTCTCCCATCCGGCAATAAACCGGATTGGTAGCGGATGGGTTGTTGCCGTCTAGTCCCTTGATTGCCACTGTCAGATTATTAGAAGCGACTGATGGGACGATTTTTCCGTTGATTAGGAATCCTTCGGGAGCATTTAGATTCGCATATCTAGCTAGAGAATCAACGTATGCTTTAGTGGCTTTAGCACTTGGAATTGTGTCGTCACTACCGGAAACAGAGGATAAATCAGCGTCAATAGCAATAGCGGCGATATTTCCACTTGTTACCCGCCCGACAACAGTCTGCTCACCCACCGTCAGGGCTACCGGAGTATTATCAGAGGTGGCAGCCAAAATAGTATTGGCGTCATAAGTAGCTTTTGCAACCCTTGCGTCAATCTCTGTTCCAATGTCGTCAATCATTTTCTTGGTCGGGGCAAGAATCATTTTATAGACCTTGCTGGCAGTATTTTTGGTGGAGGCAGCCGTTCCCTCTTGCGCCCTCGTTACAGTCAGAGTATCGGTTGAACGCGCCGTAACTCTCACTATTTCCCGATTGGCGTCGTCTGCTGGATCGCGATAATCAGTCCAATTAAACCAAACAACGTTAAAAGCGCCGGCAGTTGCAGGATCGGGGAGTTTCGCTCCCTCACTAGCCGCCAAAACAACCGTTGTGGCGGCGTCGTCATAGCCGGTGGAAACTTCAACTTTTCCAAAATTTATTGCTGGATCAAGTGCCATTTATTTTATCTTACGAATTAAGAGGTGCTAACTGCAAACTTATAGGTAATCTGCAATGAATCGCCAGAAGTAACATTTACCGCCGAAAAAACTTGTCGTCCAAGCATTGATCCGGCAGAAGCAGCGTTAAACGCTCCGCACTCGGTAACGGCTTTTGTTCCGGTAACTGACCAAGTTTTAGTGAGTTGCAAGGTGTCATTGGTGGTAGTTGTGGTAACTTGGGAAACTGTCGCTGCCGTCCGTTCCAGTCCGGAATCAGTAATGGCTGTTTCCAAAGCAGTATTGGCTGCGTCGGCTGCCGTTGTTCCAACTCCTACTTCAAGATAAGTTACGGCTGCCGGAGTGCTGACCGCACCCAGCAATGCTGACGCCAACGCCTTGCCAGCCGTTGTAATTAGATTCTTGACTACCATTTTATCGGCATACTTACCGGTAATAAACGGTATTCTTATTTCCCTCCCGCTTTTGCGCAAGATTTTACCCAGCGCGTTCTCGTTCCAAAGTAACTTGGAAACTCCGTTTTTGCCGATCAGGGAAAATGTCATTTCGCCGGTCAGCCCCATTGCTTCATTTCGCATAGTTTTATTTAGTTATTTATTTAATTGTAAATTATTCAATTGTTCGCTGTTTTTCTGGAAAATAGATTTTTTCTGTTCTATTGCGATATGTCCTTGCGCTATATCATAGATTATCAGGAACAAGAACAGAGAAATTATTACCAGTAAAAACAATCTTAATTGATTTTTACTAATAAATTTCAAGTTAATGATTAGGAGAGAGGGCTACGACCTTGTGGGTTTTCGCCCTCCCTTTTAGCCCTTTTTGGGGGCTTTTTTGGCATTTTTTGCCAATGCGAGTTCTCGCATACAGGCGTTACAGATTCCGTGTGTTTCCTCGTCCGTCTCCGGACAAAGGGTATTACCGTTGCCATAGCACCAGCAATCAGCACAGAAGCGTGCCACTCCGTCTATCACGCAACCAAATGTCGGTTGCGGACAGGTCTTGATGATGCACTTGCGGATTAGAGTTTTCATTACTTCCTCCTTTTTTCTTTGTGGGCTGGATTCATTGAGCATTTTTTAAGTGCTGGTCAAGAATAGTCGCTGTTTCAGTCAGTTGCTTGACAATCTCAGCGTGCGCACTATTGTTTTCTACAATCCCTCTTTCCTGGGATGCGGTTATTTTAATCATTTCCTGTTCAATGGTATGTAGGTGGTTGTTTTGAATTATGTCCAGTTGCTGTCCCTGTAACTTAATTGGAATAA